TGATGACAACTATCAACAGAAGTTCGGCGTGCGGTATCCGGTCACGGCGAAGGACGCGGCACTCTCGAAGCGGTTACTCGGGCTCTACACGTTGGCGCAGCTCTATATCTGGGACGATCTATTTTTCGAGATGGACGACGACTTTATCAAGCAATCGGGCTACACGTTCGGGGTGTTCAGTGCGTGTCTGGCAAAGGTGATCGCCCGCAGTGCCAAGGCGCAGCCGCAACCATCATGGACGCCAGAGCAGATGACACACGTGGAGCGGGTCAAGGCACAGCAGCGCGAGGCGTTCGAGGCGGATCGGGCGGCGCTGACGGAGGCGTACTATCGTACGCACCCCTGGGCCAAGCGATGAGTCCGCAGGGGCGCGCGTGGATCCGGTCGATCAGGGCCGAGAGGGAGCGACAGGAGAAGTAATGGCTGGGGACAAGGAGCCGATGAGCGTCACGGTGGAGCGTTTGCGGGCAATTGCCAAGGAGCATCCTTTGCCGGATAACGTGCTTGACCGTCTGCAATGTATCCGCGCCTGTGGCGGTGATTTTGAAACCATCGGCCCAAACCACGAGCACTTCTGCCCGCTGTTTCAGGAGTCTGATACGCAGAAGGTGGTGACGTGCGCGTGCGGCCATAAGCATGTCTGCGATCAGGTGACGTGAAATGGAAGGCGGTCGCGGGCAGCGAATGGATGAGCTGCGCCAGCTTGCGAATTGGATTGAGCAGCACTTCAGCTTAAGTGTTCAGCCGAAGATTCACAACGCGACGGAGGCCGAAGTGATCTACGCGCAAGTGCTGTATCGCCTCGGCGGCCTCGCGGCTGAAACGAAACAGACAATCGCACGAAAGGACGCGCTATGAAAGTGTTTTGGTGGCAGGGTGGATTACACATTGAACCCGAGAGTGATGAGGACAGACACGTCCTGTCCGTGTTGGCGCAGTGCGTGAAACTCTCGACGTTGGTCGGCTCTCACGGTACACAGGTAGTCAGCGGAGCGAGCGGATCGGCAACTAGCGCAGCGCAAAAGTCCATCTCCGATCGGTCGATCAGGGCCGAGAGAGAGAAGTAGGGACATGACCTCGCCGTTCTTTGCTGAGTATTTATTGTGGCGCAGTCGGTATCGGAAGTGGCTGCGAGCGTGGCGATTATGGCCGGTGGCGACAATCCACGGGAGGCGCAAATGACTATGAACAATTGTCAATGTGGTCGGGCTGTTCGGTTGGGTGCGTATCGCCTATCTATCAATCGCAAGCGCGGCGTGGCGCATTACATTGCCCACATGGACGCAACGCCACTATGTGGAGGCCCGCGAGAGTGCGCGATGCTCAAACCGTATCCGAAGCGCGAGGAGGATAAGCCGCGATTCGCCATGGTGGTGCGCTGGAACCACGAGAACTCAGCAACGGGCGGCAATCAACCCTCGGAGGCGATAGCGAGCGGTGTCAACCGTGGGAGCGAAGCGCCATGATCTGTAATTTCGATTCGTCGGTCGAGAGGGGAGCGGGCTAGATGACACATCAGGACGTGGATCGGTTGCTGGCGCTGCGGGCCGATCTCTTCGCGGCTCTCAAGGACGCACTGGAGGCGGATGGGCACTGCAAGCACTACGAGGGCACGTTCCTGATCCGCCTGCCGAATTACTTCGAGCAGGAAGACGAGGAGCCGTGGCAGGTGACGTTGGACTGCTACAAGATCGGCCCCGCACGGCATTACGAGTGGAGCGGCTGGACACTCTCCGACGCGATCACGAAAGCCGAATCTGAGATACGCGCGTGGATTGCGGACGACCGCGCAGAGGCGGGCTAGATGGCGCACAAGTATGGCGCGAAGGCGGTGGTCATCGACGGCATCCGCTTCGCGAGCCAAGCGGAGGGGCGGCGCTATGGAGAATTAAAGATGCTCGAGAAGGCCGGGGAGATTTCGGAGTTACAGCTACAGCCGCGCTATGGGTTAAACGCCGGGAATAACAGGCGCGTGTTGGTGGGCGAGTATCGGGCAGATTTCTTCTACGTTGATCGCGACGGCGATCCAGTGGTCGAAGATGTGAAGGGATTTAAGACGTCACTCTACCGCTGGAAGAAGAAGCATTTCGAGGCTCAGTACGGCATTGAGATCACGGAAGTGACGTACCGATGAGCACCCTTCAAGCCCGCCGTCGAGCCCACGAGAAGCGCTACCAGCGTGTGCAAGCCTCTGGGCTGTGCCATCACTGCGAGCAGGCTCCGCGGGTCACGTCGCGGTTCTGTCGCCCCTGCCAGGATCGGGTCAGTGGACTGGCGAGACAGCGGTATCGGCGGAGTGATTATGGAGCGGCGTTTACGGTGGCAGTGATTCAGGCTGGTCAGGCCGTGTCCCAGAGAGGGTGGCAGTAGAGGAGGCATGATGGAGAAGAAGGATCAAGATTCTGGCGCAGGGCTCATCCATCAAGTTGCAAGTCCCTCAGCCGAGACCGAGCCGCGTCCGAACTGTTCCTGCGAGAATCCGTACTGTGGTGGTCGTCATGTAGAGCCGGATCGGTTCTGGAGAATTGTGCGGGCCACGTTGGTGGATTACCGGGAAATGACAGACCCCGATCACGGGGATCTCGTCATTGCCGAAGAAGCGATCATCGCGGCAGCTCGATCCGCGTGGTCGTCCATACAGGTCGGCAGCGGCAACCAACCGACTAAGGAACAAGCGGCCTCTCCGCACAGGAGCGCAGCGCCATGAGCTTTTTCCGTAGACTCTGGACAGGCTGTTACGCCCACGACGATCAGCGGGAGCGGGATGCGGCCGGGCGCGCGATCCTCGTGTGTCAGACGTGTGGCCGGCGTCAGGGCGTCTTGGAGAGCGAGATCGTGCGCGGGCCACAGCATGAGCAAGCGCCGGTCCTGGGGCATCCTCGAGGGAAAGCGCGGCGGCAGTGGCCTGAGAAAGTCCGGGAGCTGCGGCGGAGCGAGAAGTGACCTCGAAAGCGGACACATGCGGTAATTGTTGAATCTACGCTAAGCGTTCGATTGTGCTTGACTGGCTAATACGCTAAGCATAGACTCTGAATATGGCAAACAACACAACGCAACGAATCGTGCTTCCGGGTGTGATGGGCGGCGAATGGTCGGTATGGGAGGCCGGGAAGGTGATCGCCGAAGGGCTGTCTGAGGCTGACGCCCGCGCTGTTGCGGTCGAACCTGATCGGACGTGTCAATCGGGGACCGCGCCAGATGGCTGGTGCCGAAACGAATACTGCAAGACGCACGGTTCAGCATGAAAACCCTCTCCGAACGGATCGACGACTACATGCAGCGCAAGGGGAAGGATCGGCAGACGGCGATTGACGATCTGTTGAAATTCGCCCTCGATACACTCGACGGCCGGCGCAAGGGCGGATCCAAAACCGGCAACCGCCCCCAACAGGAGAAACACCTGGCCAGGGCTCGGAAGGTCAGGGCGAAGTGACGGTGTGGGAGCTGCGGCGGCAGGGGGAGAAGTAGATGAGCGAGCGTAAAGAGCAGGCCATTTACGACGCGGTTCACGAGGCGATCATGCAGGTGCGTATTCGCTTGTCGCGCGAGAAGCCAAGCGTCGACGCGGCGATTGACACCGCCATTGCCCAAGCCGGGCATGCGGCCGGGATGGCTGCTATCGCGGCGTACCGCAAGCCGTTGACGAAGAAGCGGGCGTCCCGGTGAGGCTCTCTCACCACTCGGACGCTGTATATAGAGCGCAGCGCAGAAGAAAGAACGCATCGAGTTTGGAGAGGATGACACCCCCATGACGAGAACGATTGAGGATTACGCGCGGCACGACGGCGACTGTAAATCGTGGCGCTGTAACCAACGCCCCGCGCCGGTGCCTAATACTACCTTTGGCTGGTGCGGTGCCACGCGCGATAGCGAGATTCACTACGTCGGCACAGTGGACAGCCACGCGTTTGAACCGCATCCCTGTTCCTGTGGCCTCGACGCCCTGCTCTCCGTCGCCCCGTCCCCGCCTGAACCAGTGGCCCATTATTGGACACCTGATCCAACGAAGCGGTTCTGCGTCATCTGCGGCGACAACGGCATCGGCAGCGTGTGGGGCATCCACCGATTTCAGATTCAACCGGGCGATCCCGACTTCAAAGCCACGTCCCCGCGCGTCCCACAGGAGGAAGAATGAAAGACGAAATTAAAGATCATGGCGCTTCGCTCCTGCCCGCAGACCCGAGTGCTTCGCCTGCGACCACCGAGGCGCTGCCGAACATGGTGAGCGGCAACGCCTCACAGGGTGACATCGAAATTCGCTTCGATCCCCCCGACGAACACAACGTCAGCGCGATAGATGAAGTCGTGGCTCGTGACGCGCATGTGCATCTTGAGCGCATGGATAAGGGCCAATGGAGTCTCATCATTGATGCCAAGACGCAGCGCGCCTGCTTCATGATCAACGGCAAGGACACCGCGCGCTCGCCAGTAACGACTCAGGTGTTCTGGATTGATCAGGTCGGCAGCGGCACCCCAGACGCATCGGCGGAGCGAGCGGCCTCTACGCGCAGGAGCGCAGCGCAAGTCTCATCTTCTCAAGACGTTAGCCCTTCGAACCCTGACTCGCCCTCTGAATGTGTGAACTGCCAGCAGGTGATCACCTCGAGCGCGGGGGAGATTTGCGACCCCTGCTACGAGCGGCTGGTGCGCCGATATACGGCGGCGTCTCAGCCCTCCGGAGCGGTGCAGGCAGCGATCCATGAGGTGTTTCTGCGTTACGACGAGGACGGCCGCGAGTCATTCGAGCGCGATCTCACACAGGCCGTCACCGCCGTGCGCGCCGACGCCTCCCGCGAGGCGCAGCAGCTCTTATCCACGATCAACGTGGATGGCTCCCTGGTGACCTTCGAGGAGCATCTTGACACACTCCAGGAGGCGATGCGCTACCTCGGGAAAGCGGCGGAATTGGACGCCTACGAAGCCAGAGCGGCACAGGCGGAAGCCACGGCCCGCGAGGCACAGCAGCGGATCGAGGACTACCGATCGCGCGCCGAGGCGGAAATGCGCCACGCCGATGACATCTTGAAAGGCCACGATCATTTATGTGGATTCCGCGAGCGCGTTAATCAGCAGGCCGCGCAGATCGCGGAGCTGGAGAAGGAACGCGATCTTGCGTGGGGCGATCTAGGGTTCACGAAGAACGACCTCAGTAATGCGCTCTCCCGCGCCGAGAAAGCCGAGTCCACAGCTCGCGAGCAGGCCGCGCAGATCCAGACCCTCCGGGAGGCGCTGGAGCGGGCGAAGGTGTGCCGATGGGGATCATCGCACTACTGCCCCAATTGTGATCGTTCCATTGATGACATTCTCAATGCCGAACCGTCGATTGCCGCCCTCACGGCGTCCCAGCCATGACTGACGGCGCGCTGCGTGTGCATCGTTGTCGAGCTCGCCGGAGAGCGAAGGGCCAATGCGCCCAATGCGGGCGTGTCTCTGACTACGGCTATTACTGCCGGAAATGCAGCCAGGATCGCTCAGAAACGATTACGCGGTGCGTCCGCCACTGGCGAGCGGCGCTGGACTTCCTCGCTTGGTGGGGCTTGCTCGCGGAGAATCGGTGCATTGCGTGTGGCCATCCGAAAGATCGCTTCCACGACTTACAGCACAAGGGCTGTCGGCCGGCAAAAGCCGCGTAAATGTAAGCGTAACGCTCCCTCATTTCTGCCTCATCCTGAATACTGGATGAGCACATCCTTCGGCCCGTGTCCACCTGAGCGTGCGTCGGTCGCTGCCGACACGCCGAAGCTCTCTCTTGACGATCAGGTTAAAGCCCTCCTCCAGCATTCACGAGCTGCGCACGCCCTGAAGCTTACCTGTACAGGAAAATCCAAGAACGGCCAGGTGATCGAGCCTCCGAACTGGCCGACCGCCGAAGCCCACATTCGGGACGCCATCAGGCACCGAGAACAGGCGGAGGCGTTAGACCCCCAACACACCGCGCCCGCCTGGGCCGAGGATCAGGCGGCCAATAAGGGCCAGACGAGTGCCGCGATGCAGACGTGGTTCCGGCATTACCTGACGATTCCATGAATAGACGCGCCTTCCTCTCAACGCATATTGAGGATTCAGGCCAGAAAATGGCACCTCCCCACCGCATGCTAGAGCTTACGCATGGCTGACGCATTCAGACATGCGCCTCGGGGCCCGTTGAAGGTCAAAGACCCCATAGAGGGGATCGACCCCTTGGAGGGTAAATGCAAGGCCACCAACCGCCAAGGGAAGCGTTGCGGCAAGTACGCCATCCCCGGAGGCACCGTGTGCCGGATGCATGGTGGCGCCGCGCCACAGGTCAAAAACAAGGCGGAGGAGCGCTTGCGGGCGCTCGAGATGCCCGCGATTGACCGCATGGCGAAGCTGATTAACCAGGATGAGTTTCCCTCAGTGGCCTATCAGGCGTCGAAGGATGTGCTCGATCGCTTACGTGGGCGGGCGACCGAATTCATTGATGCCAAGGTTACGAATCTCACCAACCTCTCGGATGACGAACTGCGGGCCAAGGCGATTGAGCTCATCGGGAGCCGAGCTGATGCCGAGTAACGAGCTGGCGTTGCTCGTGGCGGAACTCGAGCGGCGGGCCTCGTGTCATTTCGGCCAGTACTTCCCTGACAGCGGCCCGTTTGCCCGCGATAAATACCCCAAGCAATTGGAATTCTTCGACGCTGGCAGTCGGTACAAAGAGCGGTTGTTCATGGCGGCGAACCGTGTCGGGAAGTCGGAAGGCGGTGCGTATGAGGTGACCTGTCATTTAACCGGCAGGTATCCGGGTTGGTGGACGGGCCGGCGCTTCACGAGCCCGGTGGAGGTCTGGGCCTGTGGTACCACATCGGAAACCACCCGAGACATTGTGCAGACCAAGCTGTTCGGGGCGGCGGATCAGGTGGGGGTGTGGATGGGCGGGATGGTCCCGCCGAACCTAATTACCAAGCACACCAGGCGTCCGCATGGGCTCCCGAATTCGCTGGAGAGCGTGTGGGTCAAGCACGTCTCTGGTGGGACCAGTATCGTCGGACTGAAGACCTACGAGCAGGGCCGGAAGTCGTTTGAAGGCACGGCGAAGCATGTGATCTGGTGCGACGAAGAGCCGCCGGCAGACTGCTACACGGAAATGCTCTATCGGACGCTGACGACGCAGGGGGTGGTGTTAACGACATTCACGCCGTTACAGGGCATGTCGGAAGTGGTGACAGGCTTCCTTGAGCCCACCGAAGAGGGCGCGGTCCATAAGTTCTACATTCAAGCGGGCTGGAAGGATGTCCCGCATCTCTCGGAAGCGGACAAGGCGGCACTGATTGCCACCACACCGCCCTATCAGGTCAAGGCGAGGACCGAAGGTGAGCCCGTCTTGGGTTCGGGCGCCATTTACCCGATTAACGAAGAGTCGATCACTGTGCCGACGCGCGCGATTCCAGACACATGGCGTCGGGTCTATGGCATGGATGTGGGGTGGAACCGGACGGCGGTGATTTGGGCCGCAGAGGATCCGGGGAGTAGTGCGTTTGAGTTGTATGACTTGCATTACATGGGGCAGGGCGAACCGGCCAGTCATGCGATGGCCATCAAGGCTCGTGGCGAGTGGGTGCAAGGCGTGATCGATCCGGCGTCGGTGGCGAGCTCACAAAAGGATGGTGAGAAGCTGATCGACATCTACCGCAGCCCGGAATTGGGTCTGCGGTTGCAGTTTGCTGAGAACGCCGTCGAAGCTGGCATCACGGCGACGTGGAATCTCTTTATTTCCGGTCGGTTAAGGGTGCAGGCGCATCTTGCGGCGTGGTTTAGCGAGTTTCGGAAGTATCACCGGGACGAGAAGGGGAAGATCGTCAAGGCGAACGATCACCTCATGGACGCCACGCGCTATTTAGTGGTGTCCGGGCGTCCGTATTTGAAGGTGAAGCCCGTGAAAGAGATTGATCGCAGCACCTATGTCCACACGGGCTCGATTGGGGCATTCCAGGGCATCTGATGGCAGACACTGACACGACCGTAGACCCCCGCGTGCGTGATGCACGCTCGTTCTGCACCATGGCCACCGAATGGCGGTCCAAGCAGTTGAAGCGGGAGAATGAGGATCTCGCCTTTCAGGTGCCGGATCTGCAATGGACCGATGAGGCCCGCAGGCGTTTTGACGGCGGGGTGATCAACGGGATCTTCTCCCCGCCGCGGCCGATTCTGAGCATCTCGAAGATTGACCAGCCGATCCAGTTGGTGTTAAACCAAGAGCGGCAGGCGCACCTTGGCGTCAACATTCATCCGCTGTCCGAGAAGGCCAATAAGAAGACCGCCGAGCGCCTGCAGGACATCTACCGAGGCATCGAGCGCGATTCGTTCGCGGACTTGGGTCGTACGTGGGCCTACGAACGCGGTGTGAAGGCTGGCACGGGTGTCTATCGCGCTTTAACAGAATTCGCGAATGAGGTCTTCGAGGGACCGGGCATCTTTGATCAGCGGATCGTCATCAAGCGAATTCTCGATCAGCGGTGCGTGTTGCTCGATCCATTCGCGACAGAGCCGGATTGGTCAGACGGTCAAAAGGCGCTGATTTACGAGATGGTGCCGTTTGACCGCTACAGGCGCCAGTATCCCAAGTCCAAGATGGCCGATTTCAACGCCTTGGACTTCGACGGGTTGAACGATGAGATAGGCGAGGGCTGGTACACCGGGACCGAGGACGAAGGGCGCCAGATTCGCGTGGCGGAGTTTTTCTACATCGAATACGAAGAGCGGACGCTGACATTTAGCGAGCGGTCGCGCGTCTACCAGAAGCCGATTGTGAAGTGGTGCAAGGTGAACGGTGTGGAAGTGCTGGAAGAGGGCGTCATCCCCGGCGACTACATTCCGCTGTTCCCCGTGTTAGGGCAGGAGCTACAGCCGTTTGACGATCAGCGGCGGTTCTTCGGGCTGATTTCGCGGGCGAAGGATGCGCAGCGGCTCTTGAATATCGAGGTGAGTAACGCGGTCAATAAGGACGCGCTGGCCACCAAGGTGCCGTGGCTGGTGGCTGAGGGGCAAGAGGAAGGCCACGAGCAAGAGTTTGAACTGAGCACGACCCGGAACTTGGCGATGATTCGCTACAAGCCGACATCCCTGAATGGGCAACCCGTGGCCCCGCCTCAGCGGATGCTGGAGAGCCCGGATCTGAGTTCCAGCCTGCAGTTGATCCAGCAGGCCAACGACTACATCCAGGCGACGACGTTTACGTATGACCCGTCACTGGGTAAGCAGTCCAGAGGCCAGAAGCCCGCCAAAGCCATCATGGCGGAGCAGCAGCAGAGCGAGCAGGGAAATAGCAACTACCTCGATAACCTCTCGCGGGCCATGCGACATGAGGCGCGGGTGGTAATGGGGATGATCCCTGCCATCTACGACCGCCCCGGCCGGCGCGTGCGCGGGGTGGATGTGCAGGGCAAGGAACAAGAGTTCATCATTAACCAGCCGTTTGTGCCTGGTGAGGATGGGCGTCCGATGCCGATCGAGGTCGAAGAGGGGCAACCGTTGCCACCGAAGGCGCAGATGATTGACCTTCGGGAAGCCGGCTATGGCGTATCGGTGCGCATTGGGAAGAGCGCGAAATCGCGGATGGAGGCTGGGTCCACGTCGTTGGGCCAACTGATCGAGGCTGATCCGCAGGGCATGATGCCATTGCTCGGCGCAACGTGGATGGAGTTCCAGGATTTCCCCGGTGCGACAGAGGCGGCGGAGATTCTGCGCCAGAAGTTCCCGCTCCCGCCGAAGGAAGGCGAGGAGGAGTCGCCCGAACAACTCAAGGCGAAGTTGAGCCAATTGACCGAGATGCTAGAAATAGCGAAACAGGAAATGGACGCCATGAAGCAGGCGTTGGAGACGAAGCAAGTTGAGCAGCAGGGCAAGATCGCGGCGGAACAGGCCAAGGGGCAGACGACCGCACAGATCGAGCAGATGAAGGCCGACATGGAGGTCTATCGCATGGAGCAGCAGGCCGTCTTTGATGAACGGCTAGCCAAGCTCGAAGGGCGAATCAAACTGTTGCTGCAGGACGATCAACAGGCGCATGAGATGGCGATGGCGGGGGCGACGGCGGCGCAAGGGGAAGCCGACGCGGAGGCAGGGCGTGAACACGATGCCAACATGGGGCGGCAATCGGCTGAAGCCAGCGCGCTGCAAGGCCAACAGGGGCATCGGCAGGCGATGGAGCAAGGAGATCGCGCGCATCAGCAGGGGCTAGAGAGTCAGACACAGGCGGAGACGGCTGCGGAGAAGCAGGCGCGGCTGAAGCCGAAGGCGGGAGCAGGCGAATGAGCGTGACCGCCTTCCGCCCCTACAAGCCGCGCCGCAAGGTCAAGATCGAGCCGCTGAGCCATGTCGTGGCCCAGATGCAAGGGCTTCTCGATACCGAGCCCGATCCAGACGATGCGAGCGCGGTGGCGTTTCATGGGCTGGTGAGTCAGTGGCACGCGATGTTACAGGCGGCGATCGTGGATGAAGCCAAGCACTAAGATGAGCACCAAGCGCGGCCGTCCACCGCTCCCGCCAGAACAGCGCAAGACTGTGCCCGTTACGGTCTGGATGACGGCTGACGTGTTTCAGGTGGTCTGTCGTATTTCTGGCCGCCTCGATAAAGACCTCAGCGAAATTGGCCGGGCGTATTTCGAGCGGTTGGCGGAACGCGACCGCGAATTAATCGCACAGAATAAATCGGTTGAATTGGAGCTGACCACACGATAGCGGTGTGAGTGATCCGACCGCTCCAGCGGTTGTAGACGACATCGAGGTCGAATCCTCGACACCCGTCACGGCTCCCGTCTCCGCGCCATCCGTTGCCGTCGAAGCCATTGAAGAGGCCGACGCGATTGAGGCGCGCGATCCGGGCGATGAGGACGAGCCACAGCCGGAACAGCCCAAAGCGAAGCCGCGTAACAGCATCCAAGCCAAGATTGATCAGGCGGTTGGACGCCAGCGCGAAGCCGAGCGCCGAGCCGACGCCGCCGAGCGTGAATTGGCGCAGTCTCGCCAGCCGAGAGAGCAGCCACAGGCACGCCGCGAGCCGCAGTACACGCGAGCCAAGCCCACTGAAGCCGAAATCGGCACGAAGTATCAGGACTATCCGGCCTTCATCGAAGATTTACAGGATTGGAAGCTCGAGCAGCGAGATGCCCAGCAGGCCGAGCACAATCAGCGCGCCGCGGTGGCCCAGCGCCACGAGCAGCACGCCACGAAGTTCAGCGAGCGCATCGCGAAGGCGGAAGAGGGTGATCCGCAGTTCTGGACGAAGATTGCGCCCGAGATTGCCGACCTCGTGCCCTCATCGTCCTACGATCCAATGCAACTCCGGAGCGCAGCGGACGCGGCCCGTCAGGGGAACCCACAGGCGCGTCTCTTCCTAGGAAAAGTCGGCATTGCCGACGCGATTTTCGATTCGGAGTACTCGACCGAACTCATGGCGCATTTCAGCGCCAATCTGCAAGCGTTTCAGCGCCTCTCGACGCTGCCCCCGCGTCTGTTAGACCGGGAAATCGGGAGACTCGAAGGTATGTTTTCGCGTCCGGCGGCTGCTTCCTCTGGCCCAGCCCCGAAGACGCCTGTCATTAGTTCCGCGCCGCCGCCTATTAAGCCAGTAGGCACCACGGCCAGTACCGCAGAACGCGATCCGCTCGCGGAAGACCTGGATATTGACGAACACATCCGGGTCATGAACGCGCGAGACAAAAAGGGTCGATTCGTGCGGTAGCTCTGCGCGCTCGCGCAGGGAGTGTGAAAGATGGCGAATACGTTTGTCACCAGTTCGCTGGTGACGAAGGAGATCGCGCGGGGGTTTACGAACGAGGTCAAGTTTCTCGCCAACGTGAATCGCACCTATGACGATCAGTACAAGCTGTTCGGGACCAAAGTCGGCGCCACCGTTAACGCCCGCATGCCGCAGCGGCTTGTGGCGAGTGACGGTCAAGCGTTACAGCTCCAGAATCTCTTCGATCAGACCGTGCCGATCACGCTGACCAACCAGAAGCAAGTGGCCTTTGGCTGGTCGAGCGCACAGGCGACGACGGACATCGAAGACATTCGGAAGCGCTATATCAATCCTGGGGCCGAGACGTTGGCGAATGCCGCCGATGTGCTCGCGTTCGCGGCGGTCTATCGGGATGTCTATAGCTCGGTCGGCACGCCGGGCACCACGCCGAGTTCCGCGCTGACCTACCTGCAGGCCGGCGTGAAGCTGACCGACCTTTCGACGCCGCAGAGTGGCCGCGTGGGTATGTTGGACCCGCTGGCGATGGCGACCATTGCCAATTCCACGGCGACCCAGTTCCACCCTGGTGGGGCCATGTCAGAGAACTGGCGCAAAGGCCAGTTTGCCGGCAATCAGTTGGGGCTCGACGCCTGGTATCAGGACGTGAACCGTCCGGTGCATACCACGGGCACGTTCACAGCCTCGACGCCGCTGGTGGATGGGGCGAGCCAGACCGGCTCGACCCTGGATACCAACGGATGGGCGTCCAGTGCCGCCACGCTGAAGCGTGGCGACATCTTCACGATCGCCGGGGTCTACAGCGTCAACCCGCTCAGCTACGCCTCCACAGGCCGGTTGCAGCAGTTTGTCGTGACTGCGGATACGACCTCGGTCGGCGTGGATATGGAGACGTTGCCGATCAGCCCGTCGATTATCACCTCGGGTGCGCTCCAGACGGTGACGAACTCACCGGACAACGATGCGGTGATCACGGTGCTGGGGGCCACCTCGCCGTCTGGCGGGACGCTCGCGACCACGGTCTCTCCGCAGTCGCTGGTCTACCACCCGGATGCGTTCGCGTTCGTGATGGCGGATCTCGTGAAGCCCTCGGCGGGCTGCGAGGCGACGATTGTCCGGTCGAAAGCGTTTGGCTTCTCGATTCGTATGGTCGAGCAGTACCAGATTGGTACGGACCAGAATCCAACCCGGTTGGACATGCTCATCGGAGCGGCCACCCTTCAGGCGCGGCTGGCCGCGAGAGTGTGGGGTTAAGTCATGGCTTTAGCAACCACCACGCTCGCGAGTGCCGTTTCGGTGGATGACAACTCGATTGTCGTCGCCTCTGCCACAGACGTGGCCGCGGGTCGATTGGTCCTCGTGGATCAGGAACTGATGAGGGTCACGCAGGGCTACTCGAGCGGGACGACCGTGTCGGTGCTCCGCGGACAGGATGGGACCAAGACCTCCGCGCATGTCATCACGGCCGCCGTCACGCACGGTGACGCGGCTGATTTCTCCGCTCCCGGCCCACAGGCCAGTGTGACGTATCAGGTGTCTGGGCGTTCGGTGATTGTCGCCAGCGTGACGGCGACCAGCACGCTCACGCTCCCGCCCGCGGGGACGGATATGCGCGTGATCATCAACGCGACCAGCGCGATCACCCTCACGATTCCGGTCCCGACGAAGGACATGGACGGGACGACGCTCTGGATCGTGTCCAGCACCGTCGCCGCGCATGTGCCGACGTTCACGGGCGGGCTCGGTGGGGTGGGATCTGGCTACACCGCGCTGACGGCGGCGACGGGCGCGCAGGTATGCGTGCAAGCCATCGCCTGTAACGGCGCCTGGAATATTCCCTCGGCGCCGGCTTGGACTGGCACGGTCACGAAGGTGACGGGAGGGATCGCGTAATGGCTGTCAATGAACTGCGACCCACGGGGAACGCGGACGGCTCGGCGATTGTCACGCCGAGTCGGACGGGCAAATACCTCGAAGCGTACACCCTCCCGATGGGCCTGGGCCGCCACCTGTTGGCGGATGAAGGCTCGTACTGGACGGCCAGCTCGGTCATTGGCACGGACATCACGGCGCACGCCGCGCCGACGATTGCGAATGCCGAAACCAAGCCGATCATTCACCTGTTCAACGGTGGGACGAATGACGTGTACCTCGACTACATCGAGATGCTGACCACGATTGCCAACGCGAGCGCGACGGCGGTCGGGTTCACAATCTACCTCGATGCGGCTGGGGCGACCAACCGCACAGGCGGCGGCTCAGCGATCACCCCGGTCAACACTCGCAGCAATTCCACCACGTCCACGGGCGTGACGATGTACGCGGGGGCCGTGACGGCTGTGGGAGTCGCGCCGAAGAAAGCGTTTAGCCGCGTCATCAAGGAGTTCATTGGTGTCGCGCTGGATCGCTACTCGTTTAGCTTCGGTAACGGGCTGAACGGGAATCCGACGACCTCATATACCGCTGGTGCGACGAATATCTGCACCTTCGGGCCGCCGATCGTGTTGGCGCCGGGTGGGAATCTCTGTTTCTGCCAAGTCTCGCCCTCGGGCGCGGGCACGGCAGCGACGTTTCAGTTCGAGCTGGGGTTCTACGAGAGGTAGCGATGGCGAAAAAGAAACCCGACGACGGCCTGACGGCCGACGAACTGAAAGAAGTGCAGACGTTTGAAACGAACGTGGAACGGGAGGAAGCCAAGGAGGCGGCCTCCCCGGCGTTGGAAGCGAAGAAACGTGCGCTCCAGCATCCCGTGATCGAGTTTCCGAAGATGGTCAAGGGCCGCTCGTTCCAGACCCGTGCTGAGCAGGACGCCGCTGGGCCGGAGTTTGCCGACTGATGGCGGCACTCGCCACGCTCGCCACGACCACGCTCAGCACGGCTGTGGAGCCGAACGACTCGGCGGTGATCCTCGCCTCGCTGGAGGGGATCACGCCGGGCCTGCGGCTGTATGTCGATCAGGAACTCATGGGCGTGCGGTCGATCGGCATCGGGACAACGGTCCATGTCTTCCGTGGTGTGGATGGGACTGCGACCACACGGCATGCCTCGAGTCGGACGGTGACGATTGGCCGGGCGGATCAGTTCTATGACCACGATCCGATCGGCCCTCCGCCGGCACAACTCCTCGTGACGCCCTGGATCAACGTGCTGACGGGGGCGCAGTGGACGGCACAGGGGGATGAGACGGGCGCGGATGCCGCGGGCCGCTGGTGGGCCAAGACGGAACACACGCATGGCGTGGGATCGCTTGGGGTTAGAACGACGACCGCGGCGGCCTCCACGGTGACGGTGACATAGGAGTGTTATGGGAATAGTTCGAACCGGAACGTCAGCGTACGATCGCGAGCTTGCTAAGTGGGACACGCCACGGAATCAGCGCGTCAAAGACGCCGAAGGGAACGAGACCGACGTGATGGGCATGGGAGCGATCGGCCACGAGCCCTTCCCGAAGATGGTCTACAAGGCGCACCGCCGTGAGAACGGCAAGGTGATGTGCATGGACCTCGACGCCATCTACGCCATCGATCTCGCCGTGCAGGCGCGGGCGGAGGCGTTCAATCGCACGTGTCAACTCACGGTGAACAGCGAAGGTGAACTGCTGCGCGCGAAGGATCAGGGCTGGTGTGACTCTCCCGATGACGCGCTGGCGTATCACGAACGGCTGCAGCAGGACATCGCGATCGCAGCGGCAGAGGAAGCCAATCGTGTGCGCACGATGAGCGAGAAGGCCCAGCGGGAACACGCCGAGCTTGACGCGGCCACCGATGCGCCCGTGACGGATGTCCCGGCGCCGAAGCGGCGACCCGGACGGCCACCGAAGGTGCAGGCCGCGTAATGCGTCGTCTTCTGGCGTTCATCGGTGTCTGGCTGTTGCTGGGCGGGATCGCGGAGGCGCAATCCGGGCTCCCGGTGCAATGCACTGTCACCGTCTCCACCGCCACCACGCTCACGGCGGTTGGGGGCCAGTGTGCGGCCGGGGATACGCAACTCGCGCTCTACATCACGGATATTGCGTTTGCGACCAATGCGGGGGCCATCGCAGCGGATAGCTTCAATACCCTGAAGTACGGCAGCGGGTCCGCGTGTGGGACGGGCACGATCACGCTCTGGTCGGCCATGACGGTGGCGGCGACACAAACCACGGTGATCCAGAGTTTCCGTAGTCCGCTCCGCGTGCCCGCCGACAAAGATCTGTGCTGGATCAATTCGACGGCCGGATCCAAAGCGCTGGTCATTACCGGCTATCGCGCGCCGTGACCGATGGCCACGTATCAAGATTTGGTCACGGCCTCGCTCAAGCGGATCGGCGTGGTCGGCGCAGGCCAGACCCCATCGCCTGAAGATTCATCGGATGCGCTCTTGCGCTTGAATGCGATGCTCGACAGCTTCGCCACCGAGCGGCTGTTCATTCCCTCGATTACGCGCACCACGTGGACGATAGTCAGCGGGACGGCAGCGTACACGGTCGGCTCTGGCGGTGATGTGAACATTGCCCGGCCGGTGTTTGTGAGCGATGTCCGGTTTATTGACACGACGCCCGATCCGGATCTGGAGATGGGCCTGACCATGTTGACCGATGACGCCTATGCGGTCATTCCGCAGAAAGCGTCCACGTCGTCCTATCCCACCGCCTACTACTGGAATCCGACCTTCGCGAGTGGCTTGGGCACGCTGACGTTCTGGCCGGTGCCGACGAGCACCACGTTAGAGGGCGTGATCTATCACCCAACCACGCTAGTGCAAGTGGCGGCGCTCACCACGACGATGTTGCTGCAACCAGGCTACCAATGGTTTCTCCAAGAGCAACTCGCGGTGTTCTGCGCGCCAGAGTGGGGGGTGTCGGTCCCTGCCGACTTACGCGAAAGCGCGCGTGAAGCGAAGGCCAACATTAAGCGCGGCAACATCCGGTTGGTGGAGCTCGCCACGATCGAAGGGGCGCTGTTTGGCCGGCGTGGGTACGGGTATTCGATTCTGTCGGACACCTAGATCATGAGTGCATTGTCCGGTTTCTGCGGCGGCTCGTATGTGAGTCAATCGCCACTGGCGAATAACGCCTTTACCGTGAACCTCTATCCGGAAACGAACGAAGATCCGGACGCGCTCTCGAAAGTCTCGCTCTATCCGACACCCGGCTTGGATCTGTTTGCCACGCTTCCGCAAGGGCCGGTGCGGGGCATCTTCGGTCAGTCGGGTCGGATGCTTGCGGTAGGTGGGATGAATCTGTACGACGTGTCGGCGTCTGGCGTCGTCACGTTGCGCGGCGCAATGAACTTCGATAACCAGATTGCCACCATGACCACCAATGGGGATGGCGGGGGGCAGTTATTCACCGTCTCAGGGGAAACGGGCTACATTCTCGACCTGACGACCAATGTCCTCACGAGTGCCGTGAATGACGTGACGATTGGGGCGATGCTCGATGGCTTTTTTCTCGCGCTCGATGTCGATACGTCCACGCTGAAAATATCCGATCTGCTGGACGGGTTGACGTGGGATCCCCTGCAAGTCGCGCAACGCTCCACCGCCTCCGATCCGTGGAAGTCCCTGCTGGTCGTCGGGCGAAACATCTGGCTCTTTGGCGAGTTTACCTCTGAGATTTGGTACAACTCGGGCGATACCTTCCCCTTTGCCCCGTTTCCCGGTGCCCTCATTCAACAGGGCATCGCGGCGACGTTTGCGGCGGCGCAAGTCGGGACGAATGTCGTGTGGCTCGCCCAGAACGCGCAAGGGATGCGGACGGTGGTCAAGGCGCAAGGCATCACGACCACGAAGATCAGCACCTACGCGATGGATATCTCGCTGTCCTCCTTATCGAGCGTGAGTGACGCGGAATGCTACAGCTACCAGGAACGCGGGCATACCTTCTGGGTGCTGAATGTGGAGTCCGCGAATCTCACGGCCGTCTGGGACGACACGGAATCGAAGTGGCATCACCGGGGCGATTGGAACATTCCAGAGAACCAGTACGACGTGGATCGCCCACGGGAGCATACGGCCATCTACGACCGCCATCTCGTCGGGGATCGGACCTCGGGGGCGATCTACACGATGAGCACCGAGATTGCGACCAATGCCGATGGGGTGGGGATTCGTCGTTACCGACGCACACCTGGGCTCCAGCACGAGCAGACGCAGACGACATGCCACGCGCTCCGGTTGTTTCTCGAGCCCGGCTTGGGGCTCCAGACGGGCCAAGGCTCGAACCCATTGGTCAGCCTGCGCTACTCCGATGATGGCGGGAAGACGTGGAGCAATGAACTCCAGCGGGAAGCCGGGGCGCAGGGGAAGTACCGGCACATCGTGGAATGGAACCGTTTGGGCTCGTATCGCTATCCACGGGTGTGGGAGATCGTGATGAGCGATCCGATTCCGTGGCGGGTGTTGGGCGCGTGGGAAAACCCGCCGCGAATCAGTAGGGCCGCGTAATGGCACTGAACCCGCTGCCTATGCCGATCGATACGGCGCTGGTGGATCAGAACGGCCTGATCGAATTTACCGTCTGGGTGCCGTACTTTGTCGCTCGCGATCAGCAACTCGCGGAGGCGTCTGTCACGGTGGTGCATCCGGCGCCGCTGACGAGTCAGGCGGCGGCGATTGGGGCCACCCCGCTCTCAGTGGGGAGTTCTGGGGGACTCTACCGCGTCAATGTCTACGCGCGGATCACGCAGGCGGCGACGGCGAGTAGCAGCCTCACGCCTACGTTTCGCTGGACAGAAGGCGTCGTGGCGCAGAGCCGCACGTACACCGCCCTGACGGGGAATACGACCACCACGATTCTGGTGGACGTGTTCCCGCTCAGGATCGATGCCAATACGGCGCTGACGTATGAGACGGCGTACGCCTCGGTGGGGGCCACGCCGATGCAATACAGCCTCGAAATCGCTGTAGAGAGGTTGGCCTAATGCCTCCATCACCGTATCAACCGAACACCATCAGGCCACTCGGGACGTACACCGTCGGTGATGCCACGGATCGCGCCTACAAGGCGTCAGAGGCGCGGCAGGCGCAGCAGCGCGCGGATGACAAGCGCTACCGCAAGAAGTGGTTCAACGTGATCCGGGCGGCGTCACTCGGGATCGCTGGCGGGGCGGGGGCGGCTGGGATGTTGGCGGGCGGCGCGGCGGCCGGTGGGGCCGCGGCCAGTTCCGCGACGTTACCGGCCGCGGCGACGGCGGGCATGATGGCGCCCTCTGTCGCGCCAGTGGCAACAGGAGCAGGTATGAGTATTCCATGGTGGTCGGTCGCCAGTCAGGGCGTCAACACCCTCTCCAGTATCTATGCGAATCGGAAGAACGCGCAAGCGAATCAGCAGGCGATGTCCGTGCAGGAGCGCGCCAACGCCGAGGCCATGGCGTTTGAACGTGAACAGATGGCGGAACAGCGCCGGCAGTTCGACATCCAGCAGGCCGCGGCAAAAGAAGCCCTCGCAGCCCAGAACAAGTTTGAAGCGGACAAGTGGGCCGCGAGCGAAGAGGAACGCTTGTATGACCGCCGGCTGCGTGATGAGCGTGAGACCAGGCGGGCACCCTATCGGCAAGCCTCCGCAGACGCGCTCGGACGGATTCCAGGTTTACTCGCCAGTGGTCGGACCTCGCCGGGTCTCGCCTCACTCGGCAGCTACAGGAGAGGGTAAATGCCATATTACGAAGATCCACAAGACGACGCGCCCTGGTTAACAGGGCCGCAACTTGGCACCACGACGCCAGATGAGGGAGACGGCTCACGGCCATCTCCGCCACCTGACCGCGAGGGCTACTCGTGGTTCTGGGATGACACCGCGAAGCATTACTACGAGGTGCCGATCACGCCCGCGCCAGCAGCCGAAACGACTACCACAAGCGGCGGCGGCGGCGGGATGACCGAGGCCGAGGGACGCGCCTACGACGCCGAGCGCGGGCTGACCGGCGGCTACATGGGGCCGAATGGCTGGGTCAGTGGCTCACCGAGCGGCGGTGGTGGTGGTGACTTTGGCGGTGGTGGTGGTGGTGGTGGTGGTGATTACGGCTCCTTTGATTCGTCCGGCTTTGCATGGCCGCAATTCAACGCCCCGAACTATACACAAGGCCCCGCATTTCAGGCGCCACCGGCGTTTAGTTACGAGGCGTTCAAGGCGCCCGGCTTCAATGAGATTTTCAGCGATCCGAGCTACACGGGCCGACGCGATGAGGGGCTGCAAGCCATCGAACACGGCGCGGCGGCGCGTGGTCTGACCCGATTGCCGAACACGCTCAAAGCCCTCGCGGGCTGGAATCAGGATTTCGCCTCGCGGGAGTACGGCAATATCTTCGACCGCTCCGCGAATACCTGGAACATGAACCGCAACAACGCGGCGGATACCTACTCGACCAATTACGGCATCTCGCGTGATGTGTGGGATCGCGGCGAGGGACAGAACCGCTTCAAATTCGATCAGGACTACCGCGGGGCGAAGGATGCCTTCGACATGAATGCGTTCCAACCGTCGAAGCTCACGTTTGAGGACATGTATCGGAGATGGCGTGATGAATTGGACTCGACCACTCGTATCGCGACTGCCGGAGCAGACGGTTACTAATGCCTAGCGCTGTTCCATATACGCCTCGCGGATTTGTACCCGGTATCCATCAGCCACGCGGGCGGCTCGGCGACTACGCCCGCGCGCATGGGCGGGATCAAGCCGACGCGATCCGGCGTGGTGGGGAGATCTCCGCGAACCTCTGGAGCGGGATCGGGCAGAACGTGGCGGGCTCTCTGCGAGACATCGCTGCGCATCCAGAACAGCAGCGGCAAGCGCAGATGATGGCCGTGAAGCAACAGCGCGAGGAAGCGGCGTATCAAGAGGCGCAAGCGGCGAAGCAGACTGAGGAAGCGAAGGCACAGCGCTTGCGGCAACTCGTACAGGAGCACGGCGGGCAGCGGGTGCCGACACCGATCCTACTGCAAGAGTTCGGGCCGGAGGATGCCTCAGAGATTGACGCGGCGTTTGATGAGCTGTTCCCAAAGGTGGAACCGCCGAAGACGCGCGAAGTCAAGGTGAGAAACGCGGACGGGAGCGAGTCGATCCAAATCGTGGAAGACACACCGGGTCAGACCTTCAGCAGCGCGGCTCCGGTCAAGGATCCGAAGACGTATCAAGTCACGGTGCCAGGCCCGAACGGGCAGCCCATGACCAGACTTGCGACAGAAGAGGAAATGGCGAAGGGTGTGCCGACGTATCGCGCACCCGTGCAAGGCCCGGCACCGCGCGCGAAGTTCTGGGTGATACGCGACGGGAAACAACTCCGCATTTCCGAGGACGAGTATCAACCGGGCGATCAAAACGCGAGCACTCGTGAACAGGGACGGCCCGTCACGTCTGGTGATGCCGGACGGATCGCGGAGTTCGATACGTCGCTGGATGATCTGGGCGTGCTCAGCAGCATTCTGGGCACGTCCGGTTCTACGGGCACCGCTGCGAAGATCGGCGCGAGTGTACCCAACTGGGTCACTGAATTCAGCGGATGGGGCTCCGACGCGAAGAAGAAGCAAGCGCTCATCGATCGCGTGAAGCAGGTGATCGGTAAAGCCCTCGAAGGCGGCGTGCTCCGCAAGGAAGACGAAATCAAGTACGAAAAGATTCTGCCGACCGTTGGCGATCCGAATGACTTGGTGGTGTCAAAGCTCTCTGGTTTAGCGGATGCGATCAAGCTCAGGCGGACGCGGACTATTGAATCCCTTGGTGATGCGGGCTACGACACATCGAAGTTTGGCGAGTACAAATCCAAGCTGAATACCAACAAGACGGCCGTGCCCGATCTTTCTGGCCTTCGCCCCGGTGCGGGCCGACGCTTCACGGAAGGCCCCTTCAAGGGCCAAACGTGGTCGGTGGATGAACAGGGGAGACCCTACAAGGTGGGCGGCTAATGGGTCAATCCAGAGGCTACGTAGATGTGCCGCTGGCGCCGCAACAGCGGAAACCGGCCGCGCAGTCCTTTGAGGATGCGCCGCTGCAGAGTGCGCCGCCAGCCGAGGAGCAATCCCTTGCTGGTCGGTTCTGGGACCGCGTGAATCCCGTTGCTGCTGCGCAAGCGTTCGGCAAGATGGTCATTCCCGAAGATGCCGCACGTCTAATGGGAGCAGGCACGGAAGAGGCCGAGCAGTACGGCCCGATCAACACGCTCAAAAGCATGGGCGCGGCGACACAGGACGTTTTTGAGCAAGCCTATCGGGATTACCAGAAGGGCGATTACGGCTCGGCGGCGATCAAGTCCATGTTCGGGTCAATACTCGGTCTTGGCCCGGACTTCAATCAGATGGGCGACAACGCACGCGCGGGCGAGTGGGGCAAGGTGGCCGCCGACGTGGCTGGAACCGGCGTAGCCATCGTGGCGCCGGCCGTTGCGGGCAGGGTCCGTGCGAACGTCGGCAAAGTCTTACCAGCGGCGCAGACCGCTGAGGAAGCCGCCGCAGTGCAACTCGGACGTGATCGCGGCGTGCCGATTGATGCGGCCACCGCCACCGGCAACCGCTACGTGCAGGGCATGCAGGCAATGGCGGATCGATCTCCGCTCGGCTCTATCGTCGCTGGGAAGTCCGCGAAGGCCCAGCAGCAGGGGATGCGCCGTGTCGCCGGTGAATTGGCCGATGAGGCGTCACCGATGCCGACCAATCCAGTCGCGGCTGGTGAAGGTGTCGGTAAAGCCCTTGAAGTGAAGATCCAACGGCATCACGGCGAAGCCACCACGGCGTACGACACATTGCGGAAGTTGGAAAGCGATCCGAAGCACATTAACCGGATCACGGTTCAGCCTGAAATACGCTCAAAGCCGACCAGCGACGGGCGCCCTGGAGCCGTGCTGCAGCAAGCCATTACCGAAGACATGCCGCTGGCGGTGGATGTCGCAGCATCGAAACCCGCGTTGAAGCCGATTCTCGATCGTCTCCTCAAGAAAAAGGAAATGACCGGGCAACTTATGGGCGCTGAGGGGCGAGCCGCGGTCGCGCTTGATGCCATCGTGAACGGGAAAGACTTCGCGCCGTTGTCGGTCGTGGATGCCGCATTAGGTGATCTGAAGGCGATGGCCCGCGGCGCGGACATGCCGGAACTACGCACGACCGGACAAGGGATTGCTGCCGAAGCCGTGAAACAGCTCGATGGTCAGGTCCGCGCCCGCGCAGCGCAGGCCGGCCCGAACGTCTTGAAGGCGCTCGAGGATGGCCGCGCGGCGACGAAAGCGAAGTACGCCACTTCCGACGCGCGCGATCTACTCGTTCCGGCCTCTGGTGAACCGCGCCGCGTGTTTGATGCCCTCACGTCCAACGAGGATGCCGGGATCACAAAGCTCCGTGAGTTGCGCAAGGTGGCTCCACAGGAACTCCCGAACGTGGCACGCGCACTACTGACCGATCTGTTTGAGAAACCGCTGGCTGATGGGGGTTTCTCTGGCGGACAGGGTGCGTGGTCGAACTGGCAGCGCATCGGCTCGGATACCAAAAAGCTGTTGTTCCCGAAGCCGGGACAGACGCAGGCGCTCGATAGCTTTTTCCTACTGGCGAAGAAGTTAAGCGAAAGCCCGAACCCAAGCGGCACGGCGCTCACGGCCAACTCGATGGGTCAAACGGTGTTGGCGTTCACAAACCCGAGTATCGGTGTGCCGCTCATCATCGGATCCGGTGCGCTCTCAAAGATTCTGCACACCCCCACAGCCGTGTCATTCCTGACGCGCGGGATGCGGATGTCGATTGATGCCAAACCTGGGACACAGGCTCTCGCTGCGGCGCAGTTGATGCGTGCTGCGAAAGAGGCGGGTGTGGTGATCCCATTTCCCAAGGCGGCGGAAGCAGAGCCAGAGCCGCGGCAATGATCGCGACGGTGATCGTAATGATGACGACAAGCCAGAACGCCCGTTCAAGCCGCATGAAGGGATTAGTCTAACCGATGGCTACCGGCACGTACGCGCCTTCACCCGTATTTACCGCCTGGGATGACAATGGCGATCCGCTCTCCGGGGCGTTGCTGTACACCTATGCGGCTGGCACGGTCACGCCGCTGGCGACCTACAGCGAAGTTACCCTGACGACGCCGAACGCCAATCCGATCGTGTGTGATGCCGCCGGGAGGGCCACGATCTTTCTCTCACCCACGTCGTATAAGTGGATTCTCAAGACGGCGGCTGGCGTCACCGTATGGACGCGCGACAACATCGGCTCAATCCCGAACACGAACATTGACAACGACGTGAGCGGCACGGCGGGGGAGGATCTCACGGCTGGTGACGTGGCGTACCTCTCGGACGGGTCTGGCGCGCTCAACGCGGGGCAGTGGTACAAGGCCGACGCCGATTTGGCCTATGCCAGCATGACGCCGGAAATCGGTCTGGTGGTGGCGGATATTGCGAGCGGGGAGGATGGCACGTTCCGACTGTCTGGCCGCATGACGGGCCTCTCAGGGCTCTCCACGGGGGCGGTGTACTACGTAAGCGCCACGGCGGGCGAGTTGACCTCCACGGCGCCCTCCAATACGCGGTTTGTGGGGCAGGCCGACAGTATTTCCTCGCTGGTGATTACCGCGAATCCGCCCGGCGCTGGCTCGGGCTATGACTACCTCCAATTACAGGTGTTCACCTAATGGCAAACGCAGTCTCGCGCATTCCGTTTTCGGCTTCAACCCAAGGGCAGGGGATCAAGATTGCCGCCACGTCCACACCGGGCACCCTTGTCCATACGACGGGCGTGTCGCTCACCGTGCAGGATGAAATCCGCCTCTACTTCTATAACGCGCATACCGCCGATGTGCTCGTGACCGTGGAGTTTGGCGGGGCCACGGCACCGGATCAAAACATCGTGCTCACCGTGCCGTTTAAGTCCGGGCTGGTGCAGTGCATCCCGGCGAGTGACCTGATGCTCACGGGTAGTGGATCGGTGGCGCTCACCGTGAAGGTGTTCGCGGGCACGACCAACGTGATCATTGCCTATGGTTGCGTCTTCAGGACGACGCCGTAATGAGCAGCCGACGCCAGAAGCAGACCGGCTCGGTGTTCTCGTCCCGTGTGGGGCAGTGGACGCAACCGGGGATCGTGAAGTCCATTCAGCGCGGGACGATTGCGGTCAATGCGCCCGCCACGAGCAACACGGCGACGATTACCGCCGTCGTGCCTGGTAATACGCGGCTGGTGTGGCTGGGGTGTAGTTCGACGGGCACCACGACGACCGTGATCGAGATGCAGGCGTCAATTGCTTTGACGAATGCCACGACGATTACTGCTACGCGGACGGCTGGTACAACCTTGAACGTGATCGTGAGTTTCGAGGTGATTGAGTACTGGCCCGGTGTACTACGGACGGTACAGCGCGGCACGGTGACGGCGACGGCGGCGGTATCTGGAACAGCCACGCTCGCCACGACTCTCCAAAACACAACGAGAGCCACACTCGACCTCTTGGGGTTCCAGCTCAATTTCGCGAACTTGGAAGCGGAAGACGCCTATGGAGAACTGCGGCTCACCAACACCACGACTGTGACACTCACGCGCATTGCGGCTCAAGGCAACCTGACCGCGGGCTATCAGGTGTGTGAATGGTATTGAGATGACACTTCGCCAGCGACAATCGCGGTTCATGGTGCTGATGGCCCGACTGGTCTTGAAGGCCGATCGCCTTGGGTACGAACTGACAGGCGGCGAACTGTGGCGCAGTCCCGAGGAAGCGGCCCGACTGGCGAAGGCCGGGAAGGGCATCAAGAATTCGCTCCACACGCAGCGGCTCGCGATTGATCTGAACCTGTTCAAGCACGGCCGCTACCTGACCTCCACAGAGGCGCACCGTCCATTAGGCGCGTGGTGGGAAGCGCAGAGCGAACCGGGGATCGAGTGCGTGTGGGGCGGCAGATTCAAGGATTCAAGGGGGCGCCCGAAACCTGATGGGAATCACTACTCAATCGTCCACGACGGCCGTGCTTGAGCATATGAACTGCATGGTTCTCGCAGACCTCAAGATTGTCCGGTGCGTTGTTCAGCGGGTTCTCGTCCCGATGGTGGATTTCTTCGCCTCGCAGCACTGGGCGTCCGAGCATCTGTTCGGCCACAACGATGTGCTCGAACACGTAGCCCTTGCTGTCCGCGCGTGGATGACTCTTGTCAAGAACTTTGCGATAGCCCTTCTTGATGATCTTGCCAGTCATGTTGAAGCGACACGCGCACAGACGAGAGCAAAACTTTGCCACATCCTTTCGGAACGACGGACACAGAAACGGTTGACCGCAGTTCTGGCACTGCAGGGTAACGGCTCTGGCCGACTGTTTAGGGTTGGGCTGAATGTAGGCCCGGAGATAGTGCTTGCGGCAGAGTCCGTGTCCGAAGTGAACGGCGTCACAGTCGTCACGACTGCACAGGCGCGTGGGTGCCGCACGCTTACCTTGTTCCGCCATGGTCTTTCCGCGCTGCCAGAGGCCATAGCAGCGAGACGAGCAGAAGGTGTGCTCCATTTGTTTAGCAGACGGATGACGATCGAAGGAGCGGCGGCATTGGTCGCATATCACATAGCGATTTTAGCACAGATGACGGACTGCATTACGTGACGGCGGGCATTTCAGCGTGAGTTATCAAGGCCGGAAGTAAGCGAGTAAGACCCCCTAGCGGCAGTGAGAGGAATGCGGGCCATGAACGTCTATAGAAGTAGAACGACGAGCGGAGCCGTGCCCTTGTGCACCAAAGACACGGCCCCTTGTGAGCCAAGGCAAACATGATGCCCGTGCCCACCGCCTTAGAGTTTCGGCGCGGGATGGATACGGCTGTAGAGGATCCTGTGCCACCACGCGAAGGCCGATCAACTGACGCCTCGAAACTCAGCTTCCCGTTGCCGTTGACGATTAGCGCCGTGGTGTTCGCCGTGGGCATCGGCGGTGCCGTGTGGACGATTGCCTCGGATGTGCGCGACATCGGCACACGGATCGATGGTCAAGCGGAGACGGCGCGCGTGCAGCGCGATCTCGACAAAGAACGGTTAGAACGCGCGGCTGAGAAGGGACAAGCGAATATTGACTCTCTCAAAGCCACCGTTGACGCGATTCAAAAAGACCAACGCTTGATGCAGATCGAGTTCCAGAATTTCCGTGAATCCGTCTTGAACATGCAAGGGAGACGACCATGAGGCCCGACACAGTGACAGCACAGAACGGCGGCTGCCCTGAGTGCTGCTGCATTCTCGACATCTGCTGTGGGCGCGCGCAGGCCGACGAGGCGTTCGCGCAAAAGCTCGAAAAGGATCTCGGTTGCACGCCAGAAGATGCCAAGCGACACGTCGAGTGGACGCGCAAGTATTTCGCGCTGGCCCCGAAGTCGTTCGAGGCAGTGATCGCGGAGATCGTCACAATGTCGCGACAGCACCAGGCGCGCGGCGCAGCCGACAAAGAATAACCATGAGCAAGCAGTTAGTGGAGCGCATCGACGCACAGCATCCGCAGTTGCTGCAGACCAACGTCGGCGCGACGTGTCACCAGTTTACGCTGCTGGTGATCGAGGCGTTGCGGGCGCAAGGGGCAGAGGCGTTTCTGATGTGCAAGTCACCGGGCGAAGGGCAGTACGTCCCGCCGGGATTTCAGCAACGCATGGTGATCGGGCTCGACGGAAGGGAGTACCTCTGCTCGGGCGTGTCGCATGACGCGATCTGGTCGGATGACCGACAGTTCGACACCATCGGATCAGCGAATGATAGCGATCAGCCCATCTTCAACAGCGATGGACAGCGCATTCTCGGCGTCCCGACGTGGAACGAGATCCCGCAACAGTTCTGGCGTCCGAGTAATCCGCCACTGACCGAGGATGTCCCGCCCGTGCCGCCGCCTCCGCCGGTGGAATTGCACTTCCCGCCGCGGGATGCGACCGCGCGATTCTTCGCCACCCTGAATGCGTTCTATGCCGACCAGGGACGCCATAACCGGGTCATGGACGGGGAGGATCTACACGTCGATAACGAAGGGATCTTTGTCTGGCTGGGCGAATTTCAGCGGCGGTATGTGCTGGGCGAGACGGAAGCGGAGGCGGTCGCGTCCGTGCTGGCCGATGTCGCGGCCGCGTGGCCGAAGTAGGCAACCCATGAGCGCAGAATCCATTGTGCTGATCATCGCGGCGCTGGCCCTCGGGGCGGTGCAGATCATTACCGCGCTGAAGGTCAAGAATATCGAGCACTCGGTGAACAGTGCTGCCACGGCCTCGGTGGCGAAGATCGAGGCGCTGACCGTGTTAGTCGCGAGTCTGACGCAACAGTTAGCCGACGAAAAACAGGTCGCGGAACGGCTCGCGAAACGAAAGAAGGAACCGTAATGCCCATCAGCCCTCTCCTGTTAATTCTCATCCTGCTCCTGTTGTTCGGCGGCGGCGGGTACTATCGCGGCGGTCCGGTCTATGCGGGCGGCGGGCTCGGGCTCGTGCTGGTGATCCTGCTCGTGCTCTATCTCGCGGGGTATCTCCGATGATCTTAAATCGTGAGCCCGTCGCGATCCTAAATGCCTTCCGGCTGGTGCTGCTGGCTGGGATGTCATTCGGGCTGAACCTGACAGATACGCAACTGATCGCGGTGATGACCGCGTTCGAAGCTATTCTGACGCTTCTAACGCGCTCTCAGGTGGCGCCAACCGCAGTCGTCACGGCGGCGCTCAAGATGCCGACGGGATCAACGGTTGCCGAGGCGGTCGAGGAATCCAAGAACCCCACGGCGATCACGACGCGGAAGATCGGCACGGTGCGCTCATGATCCTCGCAGAGGCGATTCTCCGACTGCTGGCGGCCATCATGGAGGCGTACGTCGAAGAGTTACGCCACGCCACGCCGGAACAGGTGCAGGCGATTCTCGAGCGCCGAGAGCGCGATCTGACGCGGGTGGACAAGATCGTCGATAAGGTGTGGCCGGGTTGGCTACCGG